GACTGTAACTGGTACGGGTTCGCCATTGACTACAGCTACGGCGTGTACATTTACGGATGCAGGTGATTTAGTAACCAAAACTGCACATGGGTTGTCAAACGACGATTTGGTTTCGTTTGCCTCGATTGTTACAACAACAGGCGTGATAATCAAGACGACTTACTACGTTATCAATGCCACAGCCGACACGTTTCAGGTTTCTTTAACGCTTGGTGGTGCAGCAATTAACTTAGTAACTAACGGTACAGGTACGATGAAATACGATTGTAAAGTTGTTTCAATCGTAGCTAATACATCTGTAACAGTTAGCAAACCAATGACAGCGGCAGGTTCACAAACTCTGTCATTTAGAAACTTAGATACAGCTCCTGCATTATTGTGTGGCTGGACAATCACGGGGTAATGTATGTTTTATAAATTAGAAAATGAATCGTTGTTGTCAGGTGATTTAATCACTGCACCTGACTTTGTTTTGATTGCAGAAGATAAAGACTACTACGACTATCCTGTTGATGGTTGGATGTGGTTTGACACCGAAGAAGAAGCGAAATTAACACTTGGATTATAACAATGACATTTCTCGAACTCGCAAATAGACTACTTTCTGAAGCTGATATTTCGGGTTCAGGATTGATTACAACAGTTAATCAAAAGGGTGAATACAAGCAAGCGGTTGATTACATCAATACAGCTTATCAAGATATTCAAAACCTGCATTCTAACTGGAATTTTTTGCGTAAAGACATAGCATTTAACACGATTGAAAATGTTAATAATTATTTTGATACGTCAATCGGTTTAAGTGACTACGGAAGTTGGTCGCTTGACACTATGCGCGTGTATTTAACTAGTAGTAGTGTTGCAAACGAAGTTCACATGACACCTGTTGAATGGGATGATTTTCGGGATATGTTTTTGTTTGGTGCAAGTAGAAGTCAAGTAGGAATGCCGATTTATATTTGTGAAAAACCTGATAACTCGCTTATTTTATACCCGACACCCAATGATATTTATACGGTGAATGGCGAGTATTATCGTGAGCCTTTTACGCTTGTACTTGATATTGATAAACCTGCGTTCCCTACTCGTTTTCACATGGTTATTGTTTGGCGTGCATTGATGTATTTTGCAACACAATTAAACGCACAAGAGCTTTACGCTATTGGAAATGTTGAATACCGAAAACTATTGCTTAAACTTGAACAATTTGATTTGCCTCCGCATACTGTATCTGGTGCATTAGTATGAGAATGAACTTATTGCCAAACATAAAGACGCAAACAAGTTATGCTCATTTTGTAGGCGGTCTTGATTTGGTATCTCCACCGCTTTCTATTGATGCGGGTAAGTGTATTTCTGCAATGAATTATGAAGCTAATGCACTTGGCGGATACCGACGAATTGATGGTTATGAAAGATTTGATGGTAAGCCATCACCTAGCGATCAAAGCTATTATTATTGTCTATGTAATTTTACTAGCGTGGTTAATGTTGGCGATACGCTAACGGGTGCAACCAGTGGTAAAACAGGAAAAGTTATTTCTATTACAGGCAATGAAGTTATTTTATCACGGGTAAGCGGCTCATTAGCTATTGAGAATTTTACCGTTGGTGGAGCAGTAAAAGGATCATTTACAACAATACCATTGCCAGACGGTCATCATACTGGATTTGGTCATGCAACTGCTCGTCACTTGACAGCAAATGATTATCGAAATGATATTTTAGCTGTACCAGGTAGCGGTGTTATTCGCGGTGTTTGTATGTTTAAAGGTGTTGCTTATGCCTTTAGAAATAATACAGCAGGAACAGAAGTTGATATTTATAAATCCACTTCAACAGGCTGGCAAAAGATAACACTGTTTAAATCAATTCCCTTTAAAAATGGTAGCACGGATATTATTGACGGCGTTGTTGTCAATCAGCAGCAAGGAACGATTGTAACTGCTGGATCATTTGTTATCGGTACGCAATACATGATTGATTCAATGGGAACAACTAACTTTGTTGCTATTGGTGCGCCTACGGGCAGTGGTGCTGGATCAATGTTCATCGCAACAGGCGTTGGATCGGGAACAGGGACAGCATACAAAGTTGCAAGCGCAATGGTTAAAAGACAAGTTATTGAATCAGAATATAATCAGTTTGATTTAGAGGCTACCAGTTTAACAAGCGTTATTATTGCTACAGGTTCAAAATCAATCACTGTTGAAAAAACTAAAGCCTATAAGGTTAATGATGCACTAATAATTACAAGCAAAGTTAATCCATTAAATTACATGATCGGAACTGTTACCTCTTACAGCAACGTAACAGGCGTATTAGTTGCAAACATTTCGTCGGTAGTTGGTAGTGGGACATTTGCTAATTGGATTGTTCATGGTGAAAGTACAAATGTCGTCAATTATTCAGGTCGCCTGATTCTTGCTAATGTTATCGGAACATTCGATAATACGGGATATATTCGAGTTGGGATTATCAATGTTGCTTTGCCTAATGGCGATACCAGTACGCCTGTTTCACAAATATCAATTTTACCAGGTGGAAACTATCAATTTGCACAAAATAATTTCTTAGCAAGTGCTGATACCAAAAGGATTTATGGAACAGATAGTTTAAATAGAGCATTTGAGTTTGATGGCGATGTTTATATTCCAATTCGGACACAGATTGCTATTGATGCACCTACGCAAATCGCCGTTGTGAATAATACAGGTGACACACAACTTGTACTTTCTTATTTTGGACAGGTTTTATTTTCAGCAATTGGAAATCCACATGACTTTAGAACAACCAGTTTAGGATTCCAAGATTTAGGATTTGGCGATACAATAACTGGGATGTCATCGCAAGTCGGTGGTGTACTTGCTGTTTTTTGCCGTGATAGCGTTCATCAAGCGGCGATAGATGGTGGTACAGGATTGTGGGCTTCAAAACTTATTTCTCCTGATTTGGGAGCGATTCATTACGGCGTACTCAATCTAGGTGGTTTATATGCGTTTGATGACAAAGGTATTGTTAAGATAGTTCCGTCTTACGTTTTTGGTGGATTTGAGCATGACACGGTTAGTCGCGCTATTCAACCTACAATTGATAAATTTAGAGAAAAAATCGTTGCAACCGCAGCGTTTAAATCAAAAAACCAATGCCGATTTTATGCAAGAGATGGCAGCGGAATATGTATGACAATGGCACAAGGACAAAATGGAATCGAGCATCATTTTACACAGTTTCAATATCCTATTTCAGTTAGTTACGCATGGCATGGTGAAGATGCTAGTGGTCGTGATATTGTGCTTATTGGCGATGAATCAGGTTTTGTTTATGTTACTAATAAAGGCTCATCATTTGATGGTCAAGAAATAACTGCTTATATCAGAACAGCTTTTAATAATTTAAAATCGCCTTCTGCAATAAAACGATTTAGAAAAATGGAAGTTGAAGTTTCTACTGTTGGCTACAGTGAAATAAGATTTAATCCTGACTTTTCTTACGCTGATCCTGATGTTGCAACACACATATTCAGGAATGAAACAATTAACGGCGTTGGCGGTTATTGGGACGAAGCATTGTTTAATACATTTTATTACGATGGAAAAATTATCTCACAACCTGAAATGAGGTTATTCGGTAGCGGGACAAACATTGGATTGGTTATATTTTCAAAAAGCGCAATTGATTTTGGACATACGCTTTCTGGCGTAATTTTACATTACACACCACGCAAACTTAATAGGTAATAAAATGGCAACACTTACACAAGAACAAATAAGCAGAGCTACAAAATTAGCTGGCGGAAATTATATCGAACCAAGTACAAGAGCTGGTCTTATTGCAAATGGAAAGTGGAATGTTCCTGAAATTAAATCTGCTATAAACGCATCCATAGCTGCTGAAAAACAAGTACAAGCAGAAACGGAACAAGAAAGACAGGCACAAGTTGAACAGCTAAGACAAGTACAAGCAGAACAACAAAAACAAGCACAGGTACAGGCGCGTCCTAGTCAATCGCTAGAATCAACGGCTGTAAATTTAGGATACAGCGGTGGTGATTACACCGATACTAATGCACTGCAAGATTTTATAAATAAAGCACAAGCACAGCCGCAAGCACAAGCAGCAACCACAAGCCCTAGCAATCAATCTGTATTGACATTAAACAATCCAACTGGATTAGCTGTAACTGGACAGCCAGCAGCACAGGCACAGCCGAAAAACACTACGCTGTATAAAGATGG